TGCAATCAAGATTGAAGAGATTGTAAAAGAAGGACTTGGACAAACTACATATATGGATGCTATTTTGGACTATTGTGAAAGACATTCAATGGAGCCAGATACAGTTGCTCCACTTATCTCAAAACCCCTCAAGGAAAAAATAGAGGCAGATGCAAGAGAACTAAACTTCCTTCCAAGAGTCGCAACACTACCAATCTAAGGAGTTGTTATGGAAGCATGGGAAGCCTATCAGATGTATCTTGGTCTAAAATTGCACTTCACAACAGATTATGATTACACTAGGTATGGGGGTAAAACCTCAGCCACTAAGGCATCTTTCCTCAAAAGAAAGGATAGATACTTTTTCGCCAGAGTTGCAAAAAAGTATGATGATAAAACCTTAGAGTATTATGTCTCAAATTTTATTAAATCACCAAAGGGGTGGTTAGGAGATTTCAAAGAAGAAAACTATCTGGATTGGTCTAAGAACAAACAATCATTGACATATAACTTTCTTACAGATATGTCACTTTTATTTTCGATTGTAGACGATTTTAATTCAATTTTCTCTTGCCAAAACGGCCAACATCCAGTATTATTAAAGAACTTCCTCGCTAAGAGGATATCAGTTGAAACGATGGTAATCCTACAGGGGTTACTGAATTATGTCAGAAAATGGGATAAGGAATTAGAAGATGATTTAGTATGGCCTGATAGTAGACGTTTAATCGTCAAGTATGGTGCATTTCTTGATTACGATAAAGAGAAATGTAAAACGAAACTTCTTAAACTGACTAAGGAGACTTTCTGATGACACAGGAAGAACTAGTAAGGGAAAGAGATTTTTACAGAGCAAAACTCAAAGAAGAGAAGTCTCTTGTAAAAGCACTAAGGTTTGAGTGTGCAGAACTGCAAAAGCGTGATGCCGAAGTAACCAAAAGATTGTCGGAAACGGCAAATCGCCCAGTGATGAGGCCCCGTAACAAGCGTCCTCACTAAATAACATTTCCTGAGTATGAATCAAAACTGCTCATTGACATTTAACAGGAAGGTGAAGATTGGTATGAAGAATAAGGAAAACTATATGCTTACAACTGCTAAACTGGTATCGTATTCGATGCCAACTGAAGCCTTTGAACAGGAAGGGTTAAAGAACGTACAGGACTTAATCTCTTACTGTGCTCGTGTATCAAATCCGGCAAACCAATTTAATAATAAAACCTCGACTAAACTTATACAATACTTGATAAAACACAAACACTGGTCGCCGTTGGAAATGGCGAGTGCTTGTTTGGAAATTGAAACAACTCGTGATATTGCACATCAACTAGTGCGTCATAGAAGTTTCAGTTTTCAAGAATTTAGTCAGCGATATGCTGACCCACAATCAATGGGGGATGCATTTACCTTGCGTGAATGCAGACTCCAAGACCCTGAGAATAGACAGAACTCTATTGAGATAGAGAATGATCCATCTTTACAATTAGACTTGCATAGACAAGAGTTGATTACAGAATGGCAACGTAGACAGCATGGTATTATTAATCAGTCTAAAGAATTGTACAACTGGGCAATAGAACACGGTATTGCAAAAGAACAGGCTCGTGCAGTCTTACCAGAAGGATTAACCAAAACTCGTGTGATGATGAACGGCACGTTGCGTTCATGGGTTCACTATATAGAATTAAGGGGTGCGAATGGAACTCAAAAGGAGCATATGGAAATCGCACAGGCAGCCGCAAAAGAGATTGCCCAAATTTTCCCACTCATGGAGAAACTATAATGGAAAAATATATCAGAACCAGAATAGAGCAACTCAGTGACGATAGAGATAAAGCACACGATGAACACGACAAACAATGGTACACTCGTTGTATCCAAGAATTAGATTGGGTACTGATGATGGGTGAAAAGAAACCAAAACGAAATTGCAGTCAGGAGTATTTGAAAGAGAAACAGGCAAATATTCAATCTGATGCAACATCCTGGCCATTTAACATGAGTACACAATGGACTCAAGATATGACTGGCACAGGAAGTTATCTTACACTAGGTGATTATAAGGTAACTTACAAATAATTTATTTGCCCTAATACCCAAAAATGTATTGACAAATACAGGGTATTAGGGTATTATAAATACTATCATATAATGAATAATGTGAAATACTTAAACATACGCTAACATACATTAACATAAGGAGAAAATATATGTCTATTTCAGCGCTAAGAAACCAGAACTCTCTGGACAAACTTCTACAACAAGTCCAAAAGGACGAATCCCCATCAACTGAGAAAAAGTCATACGTTGACGAAAGACTTTGGAAGCCTCAGGTTGACAAGGCAGGTAACGGTTACGCAGTAATTAGGTTCTTGCCGGCACCACAAGGTGAAGAGTTGCCGTGGATTCGTATTTGGAATCATGCATTCCAAGGCCCAACTGGACAGTGGTTCATTGAGAACTCACTAACTACGTTGAACCAGAAAGACCCAGTAAGTGAGTACAACTCACAACTGTGGAATTCTGGTGTTGAGAGTGATAAAGAAATCGCTCGTAAACAGAAGAGAAAGTTGCAGTATTACTCTAACGTCTATATTGTACAAGATTCTACTAACCCAGAAAACGAAGGCAAAGTAATGCTTTATCGTTATGGTAAGAAGATTTTTGACAAGTTGATGGAGACTATGCAGCCTGCGTTTGAGGATGAAAAGGCAATCAACCCATTTGATTTGTGGGAAGGTGCAAACTTCAAACTCAAGATTCGTAAGGTTGATGGTTACTGGAACTATGATAAGTCTGAGTTCGACTCTGTGACGCCTTTGAAGTCAACTGATGAGGAACTAGAATCAATCTACAATGCAGAACATTCGCTTGCAGATTTTGTTGCTCCTTCTAACTTCAAATCATATGATGAGCTGAAAACTCGTTTGGATGCTGTCCTTTCTGGTACGGTTGTTGCAACTAAGACTGCAGCGGCAATGATTGAAGAGGATGAAACGCCCTTCACTCCTACGTTCAAGTCTGAGCCAGCACCACAACCAACTTCAGTTGATAATGAAGATGATGACGCAATGTCATATTTTGAAAAGTTGGCAAACGAATAAGGTATAGTAGTAAAGTCCTTTGTGCAGTAAGTCTCTCTGAGTCGTAACACCACAAAAAAAGACTACTAAATAGTAAAGCGAGATGGAGGGCAGAGTGTCAAAACTCTGTCCTCTTTTCGTGTCATATTATGTTACTGTTCAAATTATTGACAAAGACTAAATGTCTTATAAATATTGTCGTAAGTATATGAGGGAGTAATTTACACATGAAGTATTTGAGCGTTGCATTGGCCGTATTGATGTTTTCATTTGCCGCTAATGCACAGACTGTAGTTGAGACTACCACTAAGAGTGATTCAGAAGTCACTACTGAAGGAAGAACTATAGTCATATCACCACCACCTTCTGCAATCTCGCCAAGTGTAGGTTCATCGACTTCTGACCTCTGTATGTCAGGAGTATCAGGTGCAGTCCAAACACAAATTTTAGGTATTTCAAGTGGTGAAATGGTAAGAGATGAAAACTGTGAACGTCTAAAAATTTCAAAGACACTATATGATATGGGTATGAAAGTAGCAGCCGTATCAGTGCTTTGTCAGGATAGAAGAGTATATGATGCCATGGAGATGGCAGGAACACCTTGTCCATTCCTTGGTAAAATCGGGGAACAAGCAACAGATGAGTGGAAGGCCAACCCTGGCCGTATTCCACCATCAGAAGTAGTGAGGACACAAGAAGATGTTCAAGACCGTAATGCAAAGATTGGTGCTGGTATTGGCGGCCTTGCTTTGCTTTTCCTCTTACTCTAACGCACAGCAGGCAACCACTGGACAATCTGGTAACATTCTAATAATAGGAAATGGATGGACAGGTAATTTTAGTTCCTGTACTCAAAACGTAGACTGTTGGTCAGGAAACACTGATGGTGGTGACATTCACATGGCGCCACAAACCAATAATGGTGCTACGTTCTATTGGAGTGGTACACAACAAACTCTTACAAACACAATCGCAATAAACACTGCCCTTGCTGCAGCTGGTATACAGGTTGATGGATTTGATTATGAGTGGGTATATAAGAATGGTAATGCAAACCATTTTTCTGGCCAGCCTGGCGGTGGTGGAGTAGACCCCTTTGAGATTGTTGTCAATGTCTATGACTCCAATGGTAACTTGTTTAAGACTTACAGGTATGACTACGGCACTAATTTTG